ACCAGTTTCAGTCGCAGCAACGCCAACAGCGGCAACATTGACTACTGTTTATACAGTACCGACTGGATATTACGCTCTCTTTAACCTGATGTACCTTCACAATACAACAGGCTCGACTAAAACAATTACTGCTCAATGGTACGATGCAAGTGCCGCAACTTCTTACGATATTCTTACAGGCTACAGTATGGGTTCTAAGGAGTATTTGAAGTTTGATGGTGGTGCTTACATTGTGTTGGAAGAAGGCGACCAATTCCGAGTAACAACTGAGACTGGTAGCACATTCTCTGTACTTGGTACATTTGAGCTATATGGAGCGCAACGAACATGACCTACTTAGAACTTGTTAACGATGTGTTAATTCGCTTGCGTGAAAGCACAGTATCTACTGTTGGCGAAACAACATATTCTTCTTTGATTGGCAAGTTTGTCAATGATGCTAAGCGTCAGATCGAAGACACATACACTTGGAATTGCTTGTCACAAACAGTAACAATTTCAACTACTGGTGGCACACATTCTTATTCTTTGACTGGTGTTGGTCAAAAGTTCCGTGTAATGGATGCCCTGAATACAACTAGCAATGTTGTGATGGGTGATGTTCCTTTCACGAGCATGAATCGTAAGTTGAACTTTGTGACTCCAGTTCAAGGAATCCCATCTGAATACTGCTACAACGGAGTAGATTCTAGTGGTGACACAAAGATTGATTTGTACCCAATTCCTGATGGCGTTTACACAATTCTGTTTGATGTGATTGTTCCTCAAGCAGCACTATCTTCTGACTCTACATCTGTCAAAGTATTGGACTATTTGGTGGCTCAGAGTGCCTATGCTCGTGCTTTGATTGAGCGTGGTGAAGATGGTGGAACTAACTCTTCTGAGGCTTATGCTTTGTTCCGTGGAATGCTTTCTGATGCTATTGCAATGGAAAGCACTCGTTATCCTGAAGACAATTTTGAGGCAGTCTAATGGCATCGCCACTACAAAGTTACAGTCTTTCAGCACCAGGCTTTTATGGCCTGAATACTGAAGATTCGCCCTTAGATTTAGGGTCTGGCTTTGCTTTAGTTGCTACAAACTGCATCCTTGATCAATATGGTCGTATTGGTGCTAGAAAAGGTTGGACAAAGGTCAATTCTTCTTCTGGAAACCTTGGTGCTAACGATGTTGGTGTTATCCACGAGTTAGTTCAGAATGATGGCACACTAACAATTCTATTCGCTGGAAATAGCAAGATATTCAAACTTGGTACATCCAATGCGGTAACTGAGTTGACCTATGGTGGTGGTGGTACTGCTCCTACCATTACTGCTAATAACTGGCAATGTGCAACTCTCAATGGCATTGCATATTTCTTTCAAACAGGGCATGACCCTTTGATTTACGACCCTGCTGTAAGTACAACTACTTATCGCAGAGTTTCTGAGAAATCTGGTTATGTGGCTACTGTTCCACAAGCCAATATTTGTATCTCTGCTTTTGGTCGTCTGTGGGTTGCTAACACTTCTACTGACAAAGTAACTATTAGCTTTTCTGATCTGATTGCAGGTCATGTATGGGGTGGTGGCACTTCAGGAACACTAGATGTTTCTCGTGTGTGGCCTAATGGTGCTGATGAAGTGATGGGTTTGGCTGCTCACAATGATTTCTTGTTTATCTTTGGCAAACGACAGATTCTTGTCTATTCTGGCGCTTCTACGCCTGCATCACTTGTTTTAAGCGACACAGTAGGCTCTATTGGGTGTATTGCTAGGGATACGATTCAGAGCATTGGTTCTGATGTTGTTTTCTTGTCAGACTCAGGCGTTCGTTCATTGATGAGGACTATCCAAGAGAAGTCTGCTCCATTGCGAGACATCTCTAAGAATGTTCGTTTTGACCTGAATTCATCTTTAGCAAGCGAAACATTGGCTAATTTGAAGTCTGTTTACTCAGAAAAAGAAGCCTTCTATCTGCTTGTTTTGCCTGCAACATTCCAAGTTTATTGCTTTGATACTAAGCAAAATCTTCAAGATGGATCATTCAGGGTTACCAAGTGGGACTCTATTGCTCCAACAGCATTGAAATCACTTAGAAATGGTGATTTGTACATTGGCAAAAATGGTTATATTGGTAAATATGATGGCTATTTGGATGACACAGCCACTTACCGCTTTGCTTACTATACAAACAATGCTGACTTGGGTAATCCTAACCAGATTTCGATTCTTAAGAATGTGACTGCCATTGTGATTGGTGGCTCAAATCAGTACTTAACAATTTTATGGGGTTTTGACTATTCTGGTTCTTATCAAGCCGAGAATGTCTATATTCCTTCACAAGCAAGTTATGAGTATGGTACTGCTGAGTACAATATTGCTGAATACACAGGTGGAGTTGCTATTAAGACTCTTACCGCTAATGCTTCAGGTGCGGGAAAGATTGTCCAAACTGGTTATGAAACAACCATTAACAATATTTCGTTTTCTTTGCAAAAGATTGAAATTCAAGCCAAAGATGGCAAAATGGGCTAAGAGGTAAATCATGTCAAATTACACCAAAACCACGAACTTTGCATCTAAAGACAATCTGTCGCCTGGCAATCCATTAAAGATTGTTAAGGGTGCTGAGATTGATACCGAGTTCAATAATATTCAGACTGCTGTTGCCACTAAGACTGACAATGCTTCTGCCAATATTACTGGTGGATCAATTACTGGCATTACTGATTTGGCTATTGCTGATGGTGGTACAGGAGCTTCTACAGCTACTGCTGCTTTGAATAACCTCTTGCCTAGCCAAACAGGTAACGCAACCAAATATCTTCAGACTGATGGCACTAACGCTACTTGGGATGCAGTAAGCCTTTCTACTTCCGACATTACTGGCACTTTACCTGTTGCCAATGGTGGTACTGGTGTAACTTCATCTACAGGCACAGGCTCTGTAGTGTTGTCAAACTCGCCAACATTGGTTACACCCGCATTGGGAACTCCCGCTTCTGCTACTTTGACAAACGCCACAGGATTGCCAATCTCTACTGGTGTAAGTGGTTTGGGTACTGGTGTTGCTACTTTTTTGGCTACACCTTCATCTTCTAATTTAGCTTCTGCTGTTAGTGATGAAACAGGTAGTGGTGCTTTGGTTTTTGCAGATAGCCCGACTTTGGTGACTCCTGCTCTTGGAACGCCTTCTAGTGCAACATTAACCAACGCTACTGGTCTTCCTATTAGCACAGGCGTATCAGGTCTTGGAACAGGCGTAGCTACTGCTTTAGCTGTCAATACAGGTTCTAGTGGTGCTGTTTTAGTTAATGGTGGTGTTTTAGGTACACCTTCAAGTGGTACAGCAACTAACTTGACAGGACTTCCTTTATCAACAGGTGTAACAGGAACTTTGCCTGTTGCCAATGGTGGAACAGGACAAACAAGCTATACAGATGGTCAATTGCTGATTGGTAATTCAACAGGAAACACTCTTGACAAAGCTACTTTAACAGCAGGTTCAGGTATTTCTATTACCAATGGTAGTGGTTCAATTACGATTGCTTCTACAGGTGGTGGATCAGGTACTGTTACAAGTGTTGCCGCTACTGTTCCAAGTATTTTCAGTATTGCAGGCAGTCCAATTACAACTTCAGGTACATTGGCAATTACGTATTCAGGTACTGCTTTACCTGTTGCTAATGGTGGCACAGGAATTACTACAACGCCTACAAATGGTCAAATACCAATTGGTAATGGCACAAACTATACGGCAGCAACATTAACTGCTGGAACTGGTATCACTATCACCAATGCTTCTGGTTCAATTACTATTGCATCAAGTGGTGGTGGTTCAACTTCAATTGGCTTAGTTCGAGCCGTTGCTATTAACTGTATTCTTTGCTAAAGGAAAATCATGCCCGCAAATACCTCTCCTATTTATTCCATCGTTGGTGCTGTTGACTCAGTAGCAACAAACAACTCAGGTCTTGTTGTTGGCCCAACAGCCAACACAGCACTTGATGGCTCTGGCACAATGTACAAAGCATTTACTGCTGGTACAAACGGCTCTTATGTTCAGAAGGTTCGCTTTCGTCCAGTAGGTTCGCCAGCGGCAACTGTTTGCCGTGTGTTTATTTCATCTAGCACAACAACAAGCGCAACAAACACTTGGTTGTATGATGAGATCACATTGCCAGCAGTAACACTTTCACAAACAGCCGCATCTAGCGTGTTTGAATTGCCAGTCAACGTGGCACTTGACCCAAGTTACTTGCTGTATGTGACATTTGGTACTTCTACTGGTTCTACTGGTACTGGTTATTCTGTAGTGACAATCGCTGGAGATTACTAAAATGATTACATGGTTTGAAATCACTTTTTCTGACGGCTCAATGGGCTATCAAAAAATGGAAGATGGTTGGACAACTGGTGTTTATCGAGCTGATGGCACGTTGCTGTCACCAGAAGAAAAGGTTGAATACACTTGCACAAACGATAACGCTACAGCACCTGCTTGGGCTTAAACGATGTTTCCATTCCCAATAGCCAAACCACAAGGCTGCGACATTCAAACTTTTTATGGATCAATCGTCGCTGGAAGTAAGCAACAAAACTTTACATGGAACAAGCCCGTTGGGGTTAGTCATGTCTATATGTTGTTAATAGGCGGTGGCGGGCAAGGAAGTTCTGGCACAACCGGTGGTGGCGCAGGAGCGGTAACAGTTTGGTATGGAGCGGCACAGCACGTTCCTAATAATTTGATCGTTTGGCCGTCTTCTGGTGATAATGTTGATACTGTAGTTCAGATATACACCAATTCAAGATACAACTTGCTAACCGCCTCTTCCGGTTCTAGTGGCACTGGCGCAACGCAAATGTCATCTAATTACTTTGCAGCGTCAGGATTTTTTTATTCAGTAGCAGGGCCAAATGGCGCAGGAGGTAATGTCACTCCTTCAGCGTACAGTTTTTTAAGCGGTGGCGCAACAAGCACGAACCCTGTTTCATCAAATTATGGATACAGAAATGATAACAACTCCAGTATTGGCGGTGCTGGATATTTTCAAATGCAGCCAATTATTGTTGGCGTAGGTGGAAGTAACAATTTTAAAGCTGGTATTGGTTGCGGTACTGGTAGTGAAGCCTCGGAAGGTTCCCCTGGTATGGTTTTGATTGCGAGTTGGTAAATGTCATATCCTATTAAATACCCAACGCCACAAGGCGCAAATATTCAGATTTTTAACTACGCTACAGAAACATCTGGTACTACAGAGACGGACAATACTTGGGTCAAACCTCAAGGCGCATCGTTTGTTTATTTTTGTTTAATTGGTGCTGGTGGTTCTGGCGGCAATGGGGATTCAGGAGCGCCTATAGAGGGTTCTGGCGGTGGATCAGGCGCAGTTACTAATTTTATGTGTCCTGCTTTTTTAATACCTGATTCTTTGGTTGTTAAAGTTGGTAAAGGTGGCGTCCCTAGTGTTGGCTCAACAACAACACAAGTTGGTTATAAATTAAAAAGTGGTTCTTATTACACTTTGCTAACCGCAGCTACAGGCAATGGTGGCGGTTCTAGTGGTGGCGGTGGTGGCGCTGGCGGGGCAGCAATGACAAATAACTACTTTACCGCCATTGGATTTTTAAATTCAACGGCGGGTCAAAACGGCGCTGATGCAGGTGGGACTCTTGTTGCATCCACCACAACTTTTTTAAGTGGTGGCGCTTCTTCTGCAAGTGCGGTTCCCGGAAATTATGGATATACAACCAATAGCGGCGCTAATCAAACAGGGTATTTTCAAACACAACCTATTATTGTTGGCATGGGTGCTAATTTACAAACCACTACACCTTCTGGCGGTACATCAAGAACATCGGGCGCTATAGGTTGCGGCGGTGGTGGTGGGGCGGCTAACGATATTATTGGAAGTTGGGGCGGTAATGGCATGGTCGTAATAATTACATGGTGAAACAATGCTAGACGTATTTAACTTTCCAAACCCTCAATCCGCAAACTACCAAGAGTTTTATGCTGGTGGCGGTGGTGGCGCAAATACAGATTTTTCTTGGGTAAAACCTCGCGGCGTATCTATGGTGAGGTTTATGTTGATCGGTGGTGGCGGTGGCGGTAATAATGGAACAGCCTCTGCTGGTGGTGCTGGAGGAGGTTCTGGAGCCGTAACTTCGTGGATTGGCCCAGCCATTTTTATTCCGGATCAATTGGTAATTACGCCGGGATTAGGAGGCGATCCTAATACAGGTGGAACTACAACAAGTGTTCGTTATCTTAAAGATGCGGCAACAGGGTATTATTTACTTACCGCAAATGCTGGCTCGGCAAACGGTACTGCTGGAACTGCAATGACTCGAAACGCTTTTGCTGCTTCTGGAATTTTTACTTCTATTGCAGGGCAAGCAGGGGCAAGTGGAAGTTCAACAGCTTCAGGAACAAACCAAACCGCTTCAGCAACCACATTTCTTTCTGGTGGAGCGGGGGGCGCTGGTGGAGCGGCAGGCACTGGTGGATCGGTAACACCTAATTACGGCTACACAGCTCTTTCAACAACAACCGCTGGCGGAAGTGTTAAAGGTGCTGATGGTTATTTCATCACACAACCAATCTTAGTTGGCACAGGTGGTGCTGGCGGAACAACGTCTACATCCGTGGGAACTGCTGGTGGTCGTGGTGGTATTGGCTGTGGCGGAGGCGGTTCCGGTGAAGATGGTGCGGCTGGAGGCCGTGGCGGGAATGGCGCAGTATTTATTTGGGCTTGGTAAATTAGCCTAATAGACGATAATATGTATTAAGAATGGAGTTAAATTATGGCTATTTCTGATGCACTTGCTTGGCGTTTAAATAATGGCGGTACTGCTGCCGATTTGTATGCTGACATCAATAACTTTTTAGCTACAAATCCTACTGCTGAGCAAACGCAAGCAGCTATGGCTCAATATGGAATTTCTGCACAAGATGTGGCTGCGGCAACAGGTGGCAAATCAGGTGGTTTGCTAAGTGGAAACATCATGGCAGGTGCTAGTTGGAATAGTTCTAACACAGCATTACAGAATCAACTAACCGAAGCTACTGGTCAACAGACATCTAACTATGCTGTTGCAGGTTCTACAACTACAGACACTCTTAACCAACTAAATTCATTTTTAGCGGGTGGTGGTCAGTTTGACCCTAACGCTACAGTTTTTTTGCAAGCAGGTGGTGTTGACTTCATTACAGGTGTAGACAAGGCTGTTGTTAAAGATAATTTGGATCAGATTGTTAAGACTCTTGGCGACCAAGGTGTTAATGTTGTTTTGACTGGTTCACCTTATGCAAAGTCTGTTGACGATGTAATCAATAACAACTTTAATCCTGAAGTTGACCAGATTTACAAAGATGTTGCCAAGGCTAACTCTAATGTTGCTTTGGTTGGTACTCAAGGTGAGATTCTGCAAAACAAGAAATTGTTAGTAGATGCTTTGCATACCAATGCAGAAGGCACATCTGTTTATAACCAATCTGTTATTGACGCTTTATCTCAGTTTAAGAATGAAGTGCCATCTAGCGCCCCTCAAGATATTGCGCAAGTACAAAAATCAAATACTGTAGCTGTAACGCCTCCTGTGATTACTCAGGCTGCTACTAGTCCTGCGGTTGCTCAGTCATTGGTTAGAGCAATTCCGACTGCTCGTGGTACTGTCATTGAAGGCGACAACATTGAAGAGCAGATTGCTGGTTTACCAGAGATGGTTTATGAAACTAAAGTAGACCCAAACAATCCTGCAAACTGGCAAACTTCAAACATCAAAACTGGTGAAGTAATTAACTCAGGTACTTTTGCTGGTGGTGGTGATCGTGGTTTATTGGCTGCTGCCGCACCTGTTGTTGGTTTGGCGGCTTCTACTGTTGGATTGCCAGGCATTACAGGTCTTCTTGGTGGCTTAACAGGTACTACTGGCTCTACATTGGCAGGTCTTACTGGAGCAACCATTGGTGGCGGTACAACTGCATTAGCAGGTGGCACAGGACAAGACATCCTTAAAGGTGCTTTGCTTGGTGGAGCTGCTTCTTATGGAGCATCCGCATTGGACAACTATCTTGCTACTGGTTCTACTGCTGATGTTGGAATGACAGAGCGTCAGTTTGCTATTGCTGATGCTAAGAACTTAGCAAGCCAAGGTTTGTCAACAAATCAAATTGCTGATACTTTGTCGTCTGCGGGTTATAACGATGCAATCATTGATAGAGCAATAACTGCTGTTGGAGGTTCTACTGCATCTACTTTGCCAACACCTGGTGCTGTAAATATTACTGGTACGGCTACCCCTGCGGTAAGTACTGGTGGTTTATTAAGCAGTTTGGTTGCTCCAACAACTACTCCAGTAACACAAGCTGGTACTGTGAATGTGACTGGTGCAACACAACCACAAATGGTAGATCAAGCAACTTTGGCTTTAGTTAATAGTCAAATTGCCGCTAATGCAGGAACGCCTACTAATATGGCAAATGTTCAAGTTACAGGTGATAAACCTGCTACCACGCAAGAGATTACAAATGCTATTCTTGCGACAGTACCCAATGTAACTCTTCCACAAGCTCAAGCACAAGCGCAAGTATTGATTACAAGTGGTCAGAACTTGACTACTAATGACTTGGTGGCTGCTGTAGCTTCTGTATCTCCAAACATTACAAATAATGTTGCAGAGCAGATTATTACTAGCAAAAACTCAACTGCTATTCCATCAGTAGTTAATTCTTTAGCAACAGTTGCTGCGTCAACAATTCCTGCTAGTACGATGCCAACTCAAACAATTACTGCTCCAAGACAATCTGCTATTACTAGCGATATAACAGCGGCAGCAATTCCATTGATTCAGCCAAGTACACCTTTGACATTGCCTGAAATACCAGCCACTACGCCAACAGCATCCAATCCTTTGCTCAATGCGGTAGGGACAGCAGGACTATCAAGTTTGTTAGGTTCTTCTACTGCTAATTTGATCTCTGGTGGTCTTGGTACTGCTGGTAATCTGTTGCAGATGCAAACATCAAGAGATGCGGCTCTAAAAGCGCAAGCAATGATTGATGCTGAAACAAAAGCGGCTAAAGA